CCCTGCCCTCCTGTCCCGGCCCGAACAGAAATAGACCTATCTGAGACGGATAAATATCCCTGCCTCAATAGATTTAAAACACCCAACTGCATGTTTGTTAATTGTTCCATACCGTTTAAGGTATCATCTGCAATGATACAAGACAACGTAATATATTCTGTAATGGAAACCAAAAAACAAGATGCATCTTGTATATCAGTCGCAATAGACTGAATCAAAAAACAAGGATATTGGGCGTCCTGCGGCAGTGCATTTGCATATACACCGTAATCTGGATATGCTTGTGCCAATAGCCGCGAGATTTCAGATGAAATTTGCTGATAAGATAGCATTTATCCATCTAACTCCTTTGCTAATGCATCTGCAAATTTTTCTGCCTCTAAAATGGCTAGTGCCTCAAGCCGCGGCAGCATAGAATCATCAGGCACTGTAATCATTTGAGAATCAGAATAACTATGTGAATTGGTTTTTCGTTCAATTTCTTTTTGAATTACAGTGCGAATATCATCAGTTAAAGTTTGACAATCAGTCAAAGCCCGATTTATAATTTCCGCCATGTCCGTTTCCAATTCAGCCAATCCAATCATTTTAACCGGCATAATTAAACTTATCCTCCTATTTATTTACTCCTATACCAATCATCTTCGATGCGAACAATAGTTCTATCAAAAATGAAAAATAATATGTATCTCTCGCAACTCAAACGCTATTTACAAAAGATGTATTTCTTTTTGCAAAGATGATACATATGATAGGATAATGTAATGAAAAGAACAAACGTTCCGTCCACACTTATATCTTACAGTGAAAGTACGTCCCTTGTGTGACCCTTTTATACACAAATTATAATAACTTTCCATAGTTGTTCTAATAACCAAACAAATCCTTACAATTACCCTTTCTTCTGGTCCAGTAAACAGAAAAATTTTCTTCGCATAAAATAAAACTGGCGTCGTCCACATGGTACTCCCATATGTTCATACGTGATATCTTCCGTCACATTTTTTAAAATAAAAGGATACAATCCTCCAACCGCTTCTTGTGCTGTTTGTTCTATTAGTCCAATATCTCTGGATAATTTATTTGTCTTATCCGTTTGCTGTTCTGCGAAATTTGTCAATATATGTGCATTTTCTGATCTCTTTGATGTCGGTTCTGATGTTACACTATAGCAGCGCTGTAACTCTTCTTTTTTTTCACGATATTGCTGACAAAAATAATATAATTCTCTATATCTGCTCAATGAAATTCCAAATTCTTCTAAGTTTAAATCTCTTTTGTTTGACATATAAACCTCCAAAAGTATGCTGAAACAATTAACAGAATTCTGTAACTCAAGCGTT